TCGCGTTTTTAAATCGAAGCTCCAAGTCTTTATCAAAAAATTTCCACCGTTTCATCATCCGATCAATAGCTGATTTCCAATCCGATGAAATACTGCTACCCAATTTGCCGAAAACATTCTTTGTATCTTTGGCAAACGTTTTAACATCCTTTATGACTTGTTTAAAATGTCCACTCGTTATATTATTATACGTCCGAAATGCCAATTCAAGCAGACGGCCCGTTTGATTCAATACCGCATAGATTGTTTTCAGTATTGTCTTAAATGATGCGCTAACAACATCAACTATATTATCACCCCACACAGTAAAAAAACCGAGTAAATCCATCCAAGCTGTTTTGATTTCACCCGGGGCTTCTACCAATTCGGCTTTTAAATCCTTTGCCTTTTCGGTGGCCGTTTCGGTTTCACCGCTTAAATCTTGCATAAATTTAATAGCCGCTAATGGTGGAGCTATAAGCAAGTCCCATACTATTTTTAACGCATCACCTAAAAGTATGGCTACGTCTTTTACTGTTTTAATATAGTCTTGTATTTTTTGCCTAATAAGTTCCTGATTCGCCTTGATCCATTTATTTACCCATTTAACCACATTGGATGCAATAGGTAAAAATTGATCGCCAATAAAGGCCGTGATATCTTCAACCATAGCCGTTAATTTTTTTACCAAATTGGCATAACTATCCGACGTTTTTGCAAGATCACCAACGGCTGCGGCTGATCCTTTAACCATAAGAGAATATGCCGCCTGTGATTTTTGTGCAGCATTTAATTTTTCACCTGTTTTGACCAACCCTAAATCATACGCTTCTTGCTTTACCACGGTTTCATTTAAAACAATTCCGTATTTTTTCATCGTTTCAAAATTGCCTACCAGCGCACTTTCCATGTCCGCCATAACTTGAGCCGTGGGAAGGTTGTTAAAACTACCCAGGTCTGCAGATAACTTAACAACCTCATACGACATCTTTCCGGCCGCCTCTGCATTCATACCCATCGGAACTAATAGGTCTTGAATCGATGATAAGTATAATTTGGATTCTCTGGTTGACATGGCATAAGCATCAACCAGAGTTCTCGACCATGCACGCGCGACGGCTTCTTGACCCTTAAACACCACGTCGAATTTACCGGTTGTTTCCTGAAGGTCAGAGGCAACATTAATAACCTTTCTCATGGCGTATACAGCCGCAGTTGCCGCCGCAGCCGCCGCAATACCGATCACCTTGAAATTGATACGACTAATCCGCTTTTGCATCTTGCCGGCGAAGGTGTCCGTGGTTCTAAGGGCTTTGTTAAAATCACCTTTTAAATGTTTCCGGTCACCACGGATGCCAACATATGCAGCACCTAAACTCGCGCCCATTATTTATCCCTATACAGCCGTTTAATATCCAGATCGTAAACCATCCGGAGAAGATTAAGACAACGCTCCCAGTCTTTAACGCCGCGTCGGTTCATCACCTCGAAAACAGGTATCAGGTTTAGATCAACCGGCCCGGATGCACCCATAATATGCTGATTGCGTATCATGTCGTAAATCTCATAGACTTCGATATTTTCCGGTAACAATTCCGGTATTTTTAAATCATCTAAGCAGTTTTCGCAGTCGGGTTCTTCTCCGTCTTCGTATGCGGCGTATGTTTCCCGGCAGACTTTACAGTCCGGCTTTCCTGAGATCCGCTCACAGTAGTCGGCAAATTTGATTCCTGATCCTCCGCCCGTTCTTTATCGCCGTCGACTTGCTTTTCCATGTTTTCACCGACAAACTGATTGAACTTAAAGATGCCGAGCATGATCATTTTATTTTCCAGGTTGCACGGGATCGGATTGCCGTTATCGTCAAAAATCTGCCAATCATAAATTGTGAAATCAAACGTCAATTCATGGTGCAGTTCTTCATCCGTTTCAACAAATTCAATTCGCTGTAATGGTGCCCGGTGATTAATTTTTCCGTTCTTTTTCTTCGGCTGAACATGCTCAAACTTTTTGGTATCGGTCTGCTTTTCGATCTCTTTTAGCGGATCACCGATACAAAGCCGTTGTTCAACCCATTCCCGCTTATCTTCGGGCATGGCCATTGCCGTTGCATAGTCAGGATAGTAAAACCGTTCCGCCGGATTCGTGTTTTTTAAGTCAAAAGGCATTGCTCCGTACTCCTATTTATCGTTATGGCTCCGTTAAAAGATAGCGCGGGAAGGCGTGCCGGAGCAAACACGCTTTTCGGTCTTGAATCCCCTATCCCGCGCGATGTGATTAAATAAGCCGCATATGGCCGGTCAGTTGTACGCTGAAACCGATTTTGCCGACGGATCCCAAGCTGAAAGCAATCGGATCAACCGACGTGATAATTACACTTGCAACTTCTTCCCCTTCCAGGAGGCCGCCACCGGCAGCTGTTGTGCTGTTCGGCGTGTAATAGGATACCGAGTCAACATAAAATCGAATGTCGGTCATTTCGACTTCGTTGATATGATACGACCGAAGTTCGTCCTGGCCTGTCGTATCGTCTTTTTTGTAATTGCCGTCAAAACTAATCGTACCCGGTCGCAGAACATCCATTTCATAGGTTGCTATCCCTATACCAAACTCGATATCCTCGACCGTATCCCTCGTGAATCCACTCCAAGTCCATGTTCCCATACCGAGCACAGAGACGTCGCCGATTGTTACCTTGCCGAAAAAACTCGCTTTTGATTCTTTAGCCATGATCCACCTCGTTTAATTTTTCGTTCTGTTTTTCATACAGTTTTTGATACAGTCGATATTGATCCATCCCAATTTCCTGAATTGAAAGATGAGATATATTAATCGACGTATCGACAAAGATATCATATCCGCTCCGCCTTAGTTGCTCGCAAAAATATATGTCTTCACCCTTTGTTCGACCCGCCGCAGTTTTGGTGTGCAGAAACCATGGCGGATCTATGTCAAGGAAAACTTTAGTATCATATAAAATACAGCCGCAGCCGGTCGCTGGTACTTTGACAGTTTCGCCGGCAGTTACGATGCGATCGATTTCATCATAATCCATATGGTAATGCCGACCATCTTCCGTTTCCCTAAGAAGAATTGGATCAAATGGAGGATACCGGCGATGAACCCGGGCACCTACCACTGGCTTATTGTGAGCCAATAGCTTTTTGATTGTATCCGAATCATAATAAACCTGATCCGTGTCCATCATCAATATGTGTGTGCAACCCTTATTCAACGCCTGGCTCACCAAATTGTTCCGCACAGCGTCATGATTACCCGGATGAATCGGCAATAAAATATCGATCTGAGGCATGCCCGCACCGTCGCGCATTGCACCGGTAATGTATTGGCACACGATATTCAAATTGGTAAAACAGAATTGGGCGTATAGGATTTCATATGTCACCGGATATGCCAGCGCCAGCTTGATACCCGTATAGCTGCAATTACGCATCCGATCTATTTTTCTTTTTAAATATGTGTTTTGATCGTGCTTTAAATTCTCTTTCGAATACGCCTTTTTTAATAGATCATCCATTTCATCGCCGGTATTAACCGGATGATCATGCTTGATTTTCGAATCGGCAGCAAACACCCACCGGCCAAGTCCATCCGCGATATCATACAACTCATTATCTCCAAAGCAATGCCGGTAATCAGTCGGGAAAAAGTTGCCGCCGGGTATATGCTCAAGCATCCGCTTGTCCGCCATCCAATGCGCCAAAGGGTTGCTATTTTTGGGAATAAGCGGATCATTAACACCGAATTTTGGCCCCTCGGTGTTTAAGCCGACCACGCCCCATCCGTCCAGCAGGGTATCCATGGCCGTGAGAGCCGCCAGAAGAAACCCCGGCTCCGGAACGGTATCATCACCCAGGAACATAACAAGATCGTGCCGTGTGGCCGCTGTGAGCTGTTTGACCATAGCCGGGCAGCCGATGCCGTCCACGTCTTGTTCAGTAACAATTTCATATTGATGCGGAGGGATACCCGCATTCTTGATGATCGCTTTTCGGCACCGCTCCGCTTTATCTGGTCGTACCACTGGAATTATAATCGATACTTTTCTCATTTTGCTCCGTCCTTTTTAGTTGGTGTTATAAATTCATAGTTTATAGTTGGTAAAAAAACTTTCGATATTCTATGCTGCCCTCGGTACTGATACACGTTATCAATTCCGGCAATAGTATCGCACGAAATAATCCGATATTTTAGGCAACCAAAGAAACCCCCTAACCGAAGCGCCACAAAGAATGATGCCATGTCCCATTTCAATCCAAGGCCGCCTTGATTGATTAAAATACGGGGATTATAATCAGGAAAACAGCAAGCCGAATCATTCATGTCAAGCAATAGCGTTGCTTTTTTCGGTCGTACTTTTGTCGGACACGGCCCACAAATCTCCCCACAACCAAGAGCACGGTCGCACGTAGGATTAGAGACTCCTAAGCGGCTATTTTTAGTTTTTACATACCGCCCTTTATCCTTTTGCATTGAATAAATCGGATTTAATAAATCAAGTTTTTCAACAGAGACAATAGCCAAATTCAACGCCACCACCGGACCATCAATAAAATAATCTTTGTTTAAATATCTAATCGATGAACCACTCCCGACGATGTTAATCGTTTGGCCATCATATTTTTTAAATAAAGATTTCATTTCTCGATCATAATGTCATATTCAACCGAATATTGCCAGACTGCCCGTTCCTCATCCCTTAAAAGTCGTGCCATGGTCCGCGTAAAAGTAATGTGCCGATACCCTGAAACGGTCAACTCACAGTTATCAAACCGTGCCTTTAGCTTTGTGTACAAATCATTGACTTGAACTCCTGAATTTTTGTCTGAAAACAAATTGAATTGAATAATAATATCATCCTGCATTTCGCCACCGAAACGCCATTCCGCAACATCGACCACCAGGAAGAAAACCGCGTATGGATAAGCCGTTTTTTGTTTAGCAAAAGTATTGCTCAACCGACCGCCGATAGCCGCATAGAAACCACCCGCAGTTTTCACAGCGTTAAAGTATGTCATCAGGCCGGTAAAGAGTTCTTTCATTTTCTGCTCAGTGTTTTAGCGATTTCGTTTTGAAACATTTTTTTAAACTTCCGTTTATTTCTCGCCAGCCCGGGCCGCAGGAAAGCGCGTGCTTTTATCGATGACCTTGGCCCGCTTCTTTTCGGAGCATGCGTTTGATATGATGTTCCCGGCGTGCCCAACTCCACAAATGGCGCATAGAACGGATCGCCCCAAGCACCTTTACCACCGACCTTGACAAGATATCCGCCATTCTTAAACTTGCTCTTTTCAACCCTAATAGACGCTTTTAATGATCCAGGCCGATTGCCCCATTTATCCTGCTTGCCGGTCTTCTCCACCGGACATAGCCGCCGCGCAGTTGCCGCCACCTTTTTTGCGCCTTCTTTTGTCGCAACTTTAACAGCGCCCTCGATGGCACGGATAACGCTTTCATCGTTCCATTCTATTCTGTAATTCGCTATTGGCATTACAGCGCACCCTCAAAAACAACTTCCCACGTTCTCCACTTATGGATCATATCAGCAACGTGATCCGGATTTTTACCTTTCCATGTCGGCATCAGCCCGGCTTTGCATAAAAACTTACAGACCAACTCAGAACACACCGGAAAACCACCGCTCGAAATGTACTTTGCAGCTGGCGGAAACAGATGGAAAAGCAAACGATGAAACGGATATATCTGTTTTTCGTGTTTCGCAATACCGCGTATTCCCTCGTCAAACGCCTCTTGATTCATGCCGAAATGCCGCCCGATGATCACCTGTTTGCCGGCATATGCGTCAAGTTTCGAATAGCGGATAGTCCACAAACTCTCAAAAGTGATTCCCTTTGGATTGCAGATAATCCCGGAATGACTATATTCGCTTTCGTTATCGCTTGACCAAAACTTTTGAATCTGATTAATCGCCCGGCCAAGCGCCATCGGATTGCGTGTGCAAAAAATATCGCCTGTCCTTAATTCAGGTTTCATGGTTTTGCCTCGATGTTCATTTGCATTGCTTTAACCCGTTCCCCGCATTCGGGACATTCTATGTCGTATGGCCCAAAATCCCAATCCCGTTTTATCCAACCACATGATGCACAATGATAAACATATTCTATAATGTCGGCAGTATCGACAGAAGTATTACCGCAGCCCCACCGATACTTACCGCCGCTACGATTAGCCATGATTTAAAGTTGTCGATCATTTACTATTCCTTGGCCGCCTTTTTCTTTTCCTCGATCTCTTTTTCTCGGGCTTCAAGACAAGTTTTTTCATCTTTAGCCGGATCATAAATGAAATCATAGTGTTCTTTTTCCAGCCATTCATAAATCCGTTTGATCGGAATAAAAAGGCCCATATGTGATACCACGCCTGACCAACCCATGGAGGCTATCATACTTGGGACCCCAATCAACGTACCGTCTGCGGTAAACATTGCACCGCCGGAGTTACCGAATATAATCTGTGCAGATGACATATCAAACGGGAGCGACTTGGCCTGTAACCCAATTCTAGTAATAAGCCCCTTTGAAAGCAATGGAGGCCACCCCAAGGAACAACCCGACGCAATGGATTCATCGGCAACTCTATATTCCTCGGTTTTGTCTTTGGCCGGAAGTGTTGCAATGTATTTCATTTTGTCATCAAGTCGGATTTTTACAATCGCCATATCCTCGGTTTTGTTATAAATCACCACATCAGCTTCGAGCTTCATCGTTCCGACGGGAGTTGAAAGATTCCGGTACTTAAACACCTCGACATAAACGATAGACCGAATCTCTTTTTTAATCTCTTTGCCGAGGTCTGAATCCCATTCATCAGCAATGCGAATGGCGCCGGCAATAACATGATGATTCGTTAAAATGTAGGTTGAATACTTTTCTGATTCGACCATGCCTGAATAAATGATCGTACCAGATCCAGAACTACTCCCGCACGAAACCCTTACAACCGGATAAAGGTATTTTTCATGGGCTTCTAGTCCGGTTAAAGATGCCACGCCGTACCACTCAAAAAACACACGATTAAAACCGCTAAAAATAGCCTTTTCATTCTTAATACTCCTTTGCCAAGATGTCTAAAATTACGTTACGTTCTTCAACGTTTATAATTGACACAATCTCAAAGGCTCTTGTACCGTGGTAGATTTTCATCGCTGGTAAAATTCCGGTCTGCCAATCGATCCGGATCCGGTGAGTCGTTTGCATTTCGAGCTGATCGGATTGCATCTGCTCCCTTGCCGATGCCGGCCAAATTGCAGCACGGCATGTTAAAAATGTTACCTCTGTTTCTGTCAACCCACCGATGCCGTCCGCAACTGTCGTCACGGTTTTAATTACGACCTGATGTCTTAAATCGCCCCGGCGGATTGGTATCATTTTGGATCATACTCCACATGGAAAATGTCAAGATTTGAATATTCAACCACGTCAAAATCAGATCCGCAAACATCAACAATATCCGACTTTGAAAATCCTTTACGTTTAAAATCGATTGCATCGCCCTCGTAATGACACGATGCCCGATTATGATTTCCTTCCCCTTTTGAAGTTATAAAAAAATCACTTCCACGAAACTTATAGAAATCAATCAACCGACCTTTGCACCGCCGCATCGATGGTGATAGCCGCCCGAGCACTCCTTGTTTAATCCATACCGTCATTTTTAAAACTCCCAAAGCGTTTTGGATCTGAGCAAGTTGCCGATCGTATCCAGCTTATTGACAGACACGTTAAGCATGGTTACCTCGCGGATTGAATACATTTCCGTAATGGAAAGCAGGATTGCTTGTTTGATCGTAGCTGGCACCGCACGGCCTACACAGGTCCATGTAATGTCATTATCGACCACTGTGCCGCCAATGGTACGCGTCCATGTCGGTTCCGCCGTGTCGGACGTGCCAGCACCACCGGCCTGATACACAAAGCCGTTTCCGGTCGTCGGCACGATATAATCATCCTCGGAATAATCTGTTGAAACCACATACAAGCTGCCCTGAAAGTAGCCACAAACAAATTGCACCTCAATCGGATTAGTCGGATAAAGCGATGCCGTCGGAAAACTCTTGTTGTAAGCCAGCACAACGGCCCCGGGTTCATCGTATGTGTCAACATCGTACTCAGTATCCGCCCACTCGGTTTGATCTTCGTCAGTGTCCGTGTACTTGATATGAGACACCGATTGAAGCTGGCCAAACAGAATATAAAAGCCCCGGGGAAAGTATCGATTCGGATCATTCCCGGCCCAACTATTAAGATACAGATTCCAAGTTTGCGATACCAGCCGACGAAAGGTTGCGTTTTCCGCAAAATAAACCGCTGTTAAGATTTGAGCATTCAACAAGGTATCGTCGGTGGTAAAAGACGGGTTAAGATTCAAGTGCGCCTTTGTTTCCACCAGCGATACCGGGTTTAATGCCGGTCCTGTTACGAGTTGAGTTTTCATTTTTTGCCTATTGCCAAATCTAAAAGCAGATCAAGTTTTTTTTCAATACGCCCCTGGTCGGTTTCGTACCGGTTAATGGTTACATAATCATCGCGGAAGCACGCGACTGTGTTTGTATTCCAAAGCTGAAAAACACCGATCATCGCTATTAAAAGCCAAACTAAATATCCTTGAAAAGAATCTTTTGAAAACTTTGGCATTATCGGCCTCCACTTAATTCTGACTTACCAAACCCTCTTCCCAGGCTTGCAATACCAGCCGTTGGACTTCTGCGGCGGTTAGCGCCCGTTCGTATATCAGGTATAGGGCGATTTGGCCATTGAGATAACCGGCAGGAAGCGATGTAACATTTAAACCCCCAATGGCGAGGGGAATGTGTGAATCAAAAAAAGATGCAGGAATAGCCCCCGTAGTTGTAGATGCCTCAACACTCCCATTATTATATATAACGCAAGTAGTTCCATTATAGACAAATCCAATTTGATTAAATGACGCTTGCGCTCCGTTTGCATATATAACGGCATCTGTTTTTTCATATGTTGTGTTAACCCCGTCACCGCTTAGATAAATCCATACATGCCCATCGTCTTTTTTATAAAAAAGCATGGATCTAAAATCGCCCAGGCTATTATCCTGTATAGATGAGAAAGTCTGATCAACGCCTTGCCCATCGTCCGGTTTCACTCCAAGAAATATATGGCTCTGGTCACCAGCCAGATTCGTGGTTCCGATGATTTTATATACCACATAAGATGCTGCCGTATCTGGTGATACCTGCGGAGTTGTTCTTCCTTTCCATCCCCGAGTCGTCAGAGCGTAGTCCGAATAAATATCAATATCGGTGCCACCGTTATTTGATGCGCCCATGTATCCGTATGAAATCCCGTTGTTCGTAGTAATAACTATTCGATATGATGCCAACCCGGCCGCCGGCGCTGTTTCCCAATCGCTAAAATCTTGCCCGGCATCACGAAACTCAGCCGCTCCAGCATCAGCCACAAATGTCATTGCCCCTTGATTGATATCGTAAGTTTTTTGAGCAATAAAATCAGAACCATCCAAATCCCAAACAGGATTGGAAGCATTCATTGACGAAGCAAAAGCGTATTGTTTTCCGACCGTATTCTGTTCGAAATCATTATCCTGTCTACTCCTATCCCGAATAGACGAAAGTGTTGAATGTAAAGGAAGTCCTGCAAATACTAACCCTGTCGGATTTACTCCTGCCCTACTGCTAAAGGCAACTCCGTCCCATGCATGAGCAACGGGAGCGAAAAGAAAAAGGCAAGTTAATAAATATACAAAAAGTTTTTTCATTACTTCACCGTAACCGCTATGGTGATTCCGATTGCATCGCCCGGATCCGCAAGGGATGTTAACTTTGCATGGATTTCGCCGGTTTCGTCGGCATCGCTAAGTGGAAAGCTGTCAACGATTCTAACTTCTCGGCATATTCCTTCATCAACCGCATGACCGTTTACCAGGGTTGTCACAACCACTGTATCGGCATCTGTGATCGTCACAAGGTTGACCGATTCAGCCGTACCACCCATGAGCCTAATCCAATCGTAAACAAGCAACCCAGCAGAGCTGTCCAAATCCCCGCCCGTTCCAGCCGCCGACCAAGTTCCGGTTTTAACTTCCGTATAAGTCAAATTGAAATAAATCGGTTTTCCGATCCGGTCCTGGCCGAGCTTTGTATCCTTTGTGAAAAATTCAAGCCGAAAGTTGACGTTAATATCCGCGCCCGGATCATTTACGCCATCAGCAAGATAGATCCGGATCAAGGTTGACTGAACATCATCCCCAGGCAGCCCGGTTATATCCAGCGCCACGGTTTCCGCAGCGTCAATATCCGGAAAATCATCAGTGATAGTCGTGCCGATATCGGTCAGACGCGCCACGAGGCCGGCAGGAGTGACAACCCTATCAGTTGCCGTACCGGTTATTGTCTCCGCGCCTGTGGCCAACTCAGATACACCCTCTGCCGATGTCAAGGCCGTTGCAACCCCTATCGTCGCCTTTGCGCCATTCGCCCCAGGAAAAACATCAGATGCCGCACCAGTTACCGGAGCCGTGACTGCCAGATCGCCAAGCATTGTAATTCCGAGCGTTAACGTATCAGCATCCGCCCCAGGAAAGATATCATTAACGCCCCCGGTGATAGGTGTGGTCGTCACCACATCGCCAAGTTTAAGGCCCGACCCGGTCCCACCGTCTACAACGGCAAGCGGTAAACTCGGTTGAGGGATTGAGCGCAAGCCGAGCGTAGACAACCCGATCAACACAAAGGTAAATATTGCGATTTTTAATGATTTCATATCAGCCCCTATTTTTCAAACGTCATTACGATGGTCCAGTCGGCGCTGGCCGTGACCTGATCGTCAACGTCCAGGGTAAGCGCACCGGTAACCAGCGGATAATAAAGCTGATGCGTTCCGGCCCTGGTCAAGTACATATCCGGCATACACTTTTTAGCCAGTGACTCATGGAGCAAGTTAAGCCCCTGGTATGCCGTTGAATTATCGATACTGCCGAGCAAATCGACCCCTGAAGCGTCGTAAACCAGCACGCTTCCCGCGTCCGGTTGCGTTCCGCCGACGGTCCTGAATGCTTTAACTTCTGTGAGATACCAACCCGTAATAAACAGGGTATTCGCCGCATTCGTTGCGGTATTCGGTATCGTTCCGGTTTCGCCGGCAGTTCCACCGATGCAAATAAATGTTATGATCCGCGAATGGGTATCGATAATCAATGGAGTTTGCGTCACCGTCCCGACCGCTCCAAATGCCATCACCGGCAAAAGAAAGCTGATTAATATTGCAATTAATGATTTTTTCATTGTTTAAATCTCCTGAATTTTGAGCCAAATATAGACAATGTCTCCACCATCCGACTCTGCCATGACCCTTGCGCTTATCCGCGTTCCCGGATTAAAGATAAAATCAGTATCAGCAGTCGCGGCAGTTGCTTGCCCCTTTGTGGACCCGACGATCATCTGATTAAAATAAGTTGACCCGCTATCCGTACTAAACCCGATTAAATGCTCCTGAGTTACCGCCAATTTAAAAGCATACCCAACGATCTTAAACGGTTTTGTCGCAGTCACAGCCGCCCGTAGTTCCGTATCGGTCCCAAATTCGTCCGCGTTTGCATGACCAGCAACAGGAGTTCCGTCAACATCTTCCGGGTATGCAGCTATTTTAAATTCGCCGCTAATATTATTATAATGATGATCACTTTGGCCGACGGTCGCATCATCAACATTTGCGGTATTATGATGAAATGAAATACTCTCAAAATGCTGTTCATTCCCGGCGTCAAGATCAAGCCCGGTTGCGCTATCACCAATATCGACATTGTAAAAATAATTTGAATCGGAATCGGTTTCTGTTATCTGAATACCGGTTTTGCATTCATGTATTTCAACGTGGCTAAATTCCGACCGCGCAACATGATCAAGCTTGATCGCGGTCAAGCGGGTTGTGCCATCCCCAAGAAAATGAGTATCCGAAACCTGGCCATGTTTTAACAGACTGGCCCCGTCGATATGCAGGGCGGTCCTCGTAATCGCACCGTCAAGATCCTCACCCACGAATTGACAATGGCTGACTCGAAAAGCGCCTTTGGTAATGATCACGCCGTTATTATCGGTCCCGAGATTAAAGTTTAAATCGATTAAAGAAACGTATCCGGTAAACTTTAGAATCGAATCGCCAGTATCGTTTTTAATTTTCACCCACGTTCGATGTGAGCCCTTGAGAATATAATTACCGGTCCATGTCGGATCGCTGGCCGTGGCTATATCGTAATAATCCGACCCGGTATTGATCCCGATTAAAATCAGTGTGAGTTCATTTGCATCCGTACTGGCCGCATCAAGGGCCCCTTGAATGGTTGTGTAAGCTGTGGTCCATGATTTGCCATCCGTGTTTGTTCCGTTCGGGGAAACATACAGCGTGTCGGTAACCGCCCGACCACTCGCCGCAGCCCCGGCGTTTTCTTGAATGGCATGTAAACGATACGCAACGGAATCGGGTTCCCCGGCAAGTCCATCAGACTTAACCTGGTCAAGCCACCTGTCTGCATAGGCGTAGGTGACGATCAATAAGACCGCCACCAAAACGCCTATTATTTTAAGTTTATATTTCATGGTTTATATCGGAATAACACTTGCGCCTTCGGTCAAGGCTCTCCAATACACGTGAATAACTACCGTTCCATCTGCCAAGTTTGTAGCACTTTGGGTAATTGCAATGTTATCATCATCAAGGATGTAGGTTGTCGGAGATGCCGCACTTTTCGCCGTGGTTGCCGATGTCCAGGTATCGCCACTTGTCATCGGAGCATCGCCGCCAGTAGCCGCAATCAACAACGTCGTGCTGTCAGCGGTCCCTATGGCAATGGTATCACTATGGCTTGTCAGCGTTTCAGTAACAGTTCCGTAAACCTTAACCTCGACAGATCCGGTCACGGTAAACAAATTGTCCGTATTCGCAGCGCCGTCAAGCTCAAACGTGGCTTCCGCATAAAACCATTTGCCATCCTCAAGCCATGCATTGTCGGGAGCGTCCGTTTTATCGCTTTCGACGATCTTATTACCAAAGGCAAGCAATGACCCCGGGTCGAAGATTGCACCCGGCACCGTCCCTGTTAGAATGTTGTCGTATGCATACCCGGTCGCCGCACCGCTTAACTGTACCGCATGGTCAGCAGCCTGAACATTCCGGATAAGATTGCTTCTGAGAATAAAGTTGGTCAGCGCCTTATCCGAATTGATAGCTGCGTCGGAATAATCACCCCATATATCATTGTTCTCTACCAGCAAGCGATTGACGATCCCGGTTGTACCGTCGATGAAGGAAGTGGCACCACTCTGCGTATTGTAAACCGAACAGTTTCGCACCGTCACCATATCCGCACCGGAAGCCAAGAGGATGCCGATGGTATGAACAAAGTTCCCGGCACCGGTATCTGTAAACTCGATTCCGTCAATTACCGCATAATCACCGCCGGCAAGAATCGAAATCGCGTTATCAGTCGCCGCTGTGGTATTGTAAAGCCGAAGATTTTGAATCGTCACCCCGGCAACCGAAATATCAATCGATGAGCTTGCATGATTAAAGGTCAACGTCGGCATTTGCGAGCCAGTCCCGAGCCCGATAACCGTTACGCCGATAATATTGGCGGTAATGGCCGCTGATACTGTTTCAGCATGCGCAGGAGCGACGAAAACAACATCGCCCTTGCTGGCCGTCGCATCAGCAATGCCGGCAGCAAGAGTGGCCTCTGCCAGCGCCCAGGTTGACCCATCGTCACCACCGGCACCGGTTACCGAATCGACATACCAGACATTTCCAACGGATTTGCCAGATGCCCGCATTCCGGATAGGATTTCTTCCGACATTCTTTCCAGTTGTGCAAAGTAGGAAAAAACATTGTCATCTTTAACCTTTCCACCATCACCGGAAAACAGATTTGCGTTCGCATCTGTACTGTTAAAGGTTGTATAGAGATTTCCACCGGATCCGTCATCTTCCCAACCGTTCGCACCCGCCGCGTCGACCATCTGCATTACGGTCGTAATTGCATCGATCCGTTCCTGAATTTTCGCCGCGTTTCGATCCGGAGCCACGGTCGTATCAGCCCCATTTTGGCCCAAGGCGTCCACAAGGGATACATTCGAAGCCAAAGCCGTTCCGCCAACAAAATCACCATCGCCAGACGCAATATATTGACTTATGCGATATGCAAGCGAGTTGGTAACCGGAGTCGCCAACGCTTTTTGATATATAGAAACCAGTTCATCCCTGACAAACAAAACCTTGTCATTTTCGGCAAGGGTCGTAACAGCGCCATGCGTAACGGCGCCGGTCGTTGTGTTAAAGGCTGAAATGTCAACCACGTCACCCTCGGGAGCCGCATTTCCGCCGTTAGCGTCCCATATAACGATCATTGTCCAACCGTTTACAAAGTAATTCGTACCCAAACCGATCAAAGCGGAATAGCTTGTATGAGTCGTGTCGGTTGCGGTCGTTACCGCAGCAACGTAGCTCATACCGGAAGGCACTGAGGCAAGAATCGCGTCCAGGTCAATTTGGTCAAGAATCCATTGGTCGTACATGGACACGTCGCCCATTTCGGAATCAGTCCCAATTTTGCCATGAATGCTATCGGTGGTCGCATCGTCTATTGCACCGATACTGCCAGCGCCGGCAGTTGACATGACAACCGGAATGGCAACCGTATCCGCCGTAGTGTCATCATCCCATAACACGTTGCTCATGGTCATGCTGCCCGGATCAACAGCAGTTCCCTGTGCATTTGTCCGCACCAGAACATCTATAATCTGACCCGTTGCGGTCCCTGTGACAAATTCAAGCGCATGCTGATCATTGGTCAAGTTGGTATACGTTCCGCCCTGAATAAGCCATTCCAGATCCGTATCGTTTGACCAAACACACGCCACCCCAAACTCACCATAGATGTAATTGTCAATGAGTTGGATATTCGTGTTTACACCGTTCCCGGCCTCTAAAAAATGAGAACCGCCGGTCGCGTCCGCGTTATAAAAAGTGCAGTTCTTAACGGTCATCCCGGATACCAACGCTTCAAGATCTATCGCGTCGATAAACTCCCAGGAACTCGTTGTCGGTTCCGGAAATATACAGTCCTCCAGTGTAAATCCAGTACCAGCAGCCTCAACCGCAATACCGATCTCGATCGCATGCACCCCGGCAATGAACTGGATATTCTTGACCGTAACATTAGCCGCACCGATTGCAAAGGTCGTATCGGTATCGGAAAACGTAAACGACGGCCGATTTGCGCCAACGCCCAGGCCCTCAACCCGCAATCCGGCTTTATCGATATCCACCAGATTTGCAGCGGATCCGCTTTCCGCATGGCCCGCCGCAACATAAATTACGTCACCGTTGCTGGCCGTGGTCAAGCCGATTACATAGTCAAGGGTTGCCGTAGGGCTTAACGGGTTGCGCCCGTACCCGGCGCCATCGGTTCCGGTCCCTGAATCAACATACCAAATATCACCGGTCGTTTTTGACGTATCGATTACGCCGTAAATGCCGCCCGGTTGCTTTTTCGTAAACAACGGCGACCACTGACCCGCAGCGAGTGCCATGGGCGCTGTCAGCAAAATCATAATCGCTATGAGTGACAGAAATTTGAGCTTTTTCATTTTTATTTCTCCCCCTTGGCCGCTTTTCGCGCCTTCCGTTCGGCTTTTTCAGCCTTGGCAAGCAACCGGTCAGTTTCCACCTTGCGAGCCGCTAAAAACTCCCGGTCCGGCTTGGCAAGTCCGTTGACCATCCATAAATAGGCACGGTCATCAGACACACCGACAGTCGTTCCGGCACAGTGCCCGCTAATTTGTTTTAAAAGTGTAACTTGCATTTTATCCTCCGGTTAAATCCTTGCAATCGATCTGCCAGATTAATCGGTTATGAGCGACGGCGGATTATTAGACTGATAAAGCATATCGGGGTAATACATCACCTCGATATAGTTTCCAGCATTCCCGCCGCTTGATCGGAACTGAAAACAATCGTACCCGTCAGAAAATTTTGCTGGATCAAACCCCATCACCCAAATCTGATCAAGTTGCGTCGCCGCAGCGATTGTAAAGGTGTATGCGTCAGTTGCCCTGGTTAATCCGTCGATAGTTGCCGTGTCAATGTTGTACCAGATTGGACACGTCTCCGTAATTGCCGCTGTGGTTCCGCCAGCTACATCAGTGCTTTCGTTCCAGGTTATAATCAAGTCATTTGATGCGGACCCAGCACCGTAAAAATGAAATACAGCCCACAGCATCGATACGTTTTTCAATGAAATAATTGCACAGGTATTGTCCATGGCATCGGCGGATCCCGGTTCGTGCGCCTGTACCGGGGGAAATCGTTCCGGAAAAGTTAAATCGTTCATTTTCATATCTCCTGTTTAAAACATTTTAATTTTTATCAATCAATCCGAGATTACTCCCGAACAGCGACTCTTACAAACGGGGAAACCGTTGAACCGGCCACCGAGTTTTTAAACGGCGTGATCGCTGAAACGTCCACCGGACGCCCATCAAAGTATGAGGTGAACCGGAGCGCAATCTGGCCGTACTCAAATTTTACATGGATGGAAACGGCCTGGAGAACATCGCCCTTGTCGGCCACGATATATTTTGAAAAATCGGTCAGCCAGATATCGCCGGCGGTTCCGCAAACTTCCGCTTGTTCGATTGGAATTGCCGGATAACCCCAAATAGCGCCGATACCATCGGACTTCCGGGGAGGCGTAAACAGTTTGGAAAGCTCGCCGCCGGACCCCACATCATAGGTCATCTTCATGAGCTGGCTAAAGCAGTTCCGGTTATAAAAGAATGCCGGCTTTCCGCCGCTGTTAGGCTGGAACCGTTCGATCATCTTGAGAATGTTCTCTGTAACGATGGTCAAAGCTTGCTGACCGGTTTCTTTGGGAATACTGACCTTACAGTCGGCATTCATGATGCCCTGGGCTGTACCGGCGCCTGTACCCTCTATAACCTGATCCTGTTTCTTCCATGCAAACTCGTTTTCAAACAACCGCCGCACTTCCTGGCCGATGATCGGAGCGTTCATGTTGATTTCTTCGGAAAAATAAATCAAGCCGGTCAGCTTTTTGGGCTCGATCCGCATTTTCTGAAATTTGGTCATGCTGGAATCGTATTCTCCGAGTTCCGCCTCTGTGTAAACACGGATGCCACCCTGCCGACTATCATCCGCCCGGCTGGTTTCGTCAATGTCAATGAGTTCGGCCCACGCTTCGCCGGCGCCCAGGGTAATCCGTCGGCATCTTGATAAAACTTCGGAGTTGTTAAATCCACGGTCCATGATTTCGACCGCCGTTGATCCGGTAAGGAACATACCGCCCTCGGAAGCAATGCCCTGCACCTGGCCGGTTCCGGCTGCCCGAAAATCCGGCTGATCTTTTTCCAGAAGGGTAATTTCCCGAGTTCGGTTCTCGTTGTACCGTTTTTCCGCCGCCTTCCTTACCTCATCGCTCTGGTTGCGCTCACGGTTTGTCATCATTACAATGGTATCACGGATTTGAGCGGTAAGCGCCCGAGTTTCATCCCCTCGGTAAATCGGGTTGTCCGGCACGTCCATATTGCTCGGAGGCGGATCGCCATCGCCACCTGGATCACCGGCATCGGGTGGATCGTTGATTGACCGGTTTGCAAAGGCGTCAAGCTCATTTGCACGTTCTTCGGTTTCGATCTGAACTTTCAAGCCCTCACATTCAGAAATGACGGTTTCGAGATCTGTTCTTTTTTCGTCGGTCATTTCTTCCGGCTTAATCGCTCGCAGAGCCTTCATGCGCTCAATAGCTTTCTTAAGTTTTTCTCGCAATTCTTTTAACATTTTACACCTCGTATGATTTTGAAATTGTTTGAAGGTTTCTGATTAGCCGGAGGTTCGCCTCCGCTGTTTTATCTTCGTCGCGGTTCGCCGCGTTGAATACATCCTTTGACCGCTTTGCAACGGTCGTGTCCGGGTATGCTGGGAACGTAACCGGGCTAACGTCGAATATTTCTTTAACTTCGATGATAGTCCGGATTTCCGGTTCACCTTCGTTTGCCGATGATTCCCACTTGTCCTGCTTCACGGTAAACGCAAAGGATTGTTCCTTTACATCGCCCCGGTCGATGGACAACATAAGATCACGCGCCCATTGCGTATCCGGTGGCGTATTTTCCATGTAAAGACCCCTGGCACGTTCCCGCAATTCCAGCGTGCCGGCAGATTCACGGCCCAGGACAAAGTTCGAATCGTGATTCCACAATGCCCGGGCATCAGAAGTTTTCAGCGCATTCTTAAACGCACCCGGCTTAATCTTTTCCCGAAACCAGCCAAGATCATCAGATAGCGAATTGAACACCGCCGCGTACCCGGTAATCTTCGGGGGATTATCGCCGTCACGACTTACCCGCAGTTCAGATGCCGCCAGCATCCGTACTTCTCGGATTTCTTCCTTATCTTTTTTCATAGCCCTGCCTTTTTTCCTTATCCATCATGGCGTTTTCCCGTTTCCGGTCATTCGCCGCTTGAATCTTTTCGGCCCTGGTCGGTCGTCGTCGCTCCGCTCGCTTTCCCATATCACCCCGCAGTTATAAAACAGTCGCAACCGCCATGCAGTTGCGGATATTTCGTTAGCCCATAAATCGGCATCGGATCTTGGCCCTCGACTTCTATTTCGGTTCCGGCTTCGGCAAACGCTTCGCCCCGTTTAACCGCACGACCGGCAAGGGATTGACAGTATGGGCACGTTTCCGGTCCCCGAATAGCCCACACGGAACGGAAGCCGCCCGAAAAGAAAGTTGAGGCCGCAACCATACTGGCCATCGAAACCGTTTGCCGATTCGCGACCTTGTCCGCTCGCTTTTCATGCCATTCATCAACCCGCGTTTCAAGCTCTGTTAATTCGTCACCGATAAGCGCCACAAGCTGCCCGCGCGAGGATCCAACATACTGAGCCGTGAATCCGTCAATATATTCCCTGATTTCGTCCTCAAGTTCCGGGGTCAACCCAACATCAGCGCCGATTTCAGCAGCTGCAGCTTCTTGGATCGATTCCGCAAAGCTCCGCATGGTCGGGCCGATGGTGTCGTTAATATATGTCGGCATATCCCGATAAAAATTGTCCAGCCAAGTTTCCATGTTCCGTTTAGCCCGATCTTTGGACTGTTTATCCACTTCTTTTTTAACGGCAATGGATTCCCGATTGATTATCTTTTGTGCAGCGTCACGGAAAAGCGGATAAAACCGTTTTGATACCCGATCCCGCCCGCGTACAGACTTTAAGGCCGTTGCTCTAAACTCAAGCGCCCGAATACTTGCCTGTACGGGAACGGGAGGAGGTTCGCGTGGCTCACCCACCGGCACAAAGTTTAATGGCACCATACCAACATCACCACCCTTGACCGGATTTTCATCATCACGGTCAAGCATTATATTTAACGGTTTGCCCATCTGCCAATATCGTTGATCGATTTCGGAACGTGACTTGGCATCCGGGCGGAGAAGCGCATCAAGATTGTATTTCCAAAACCAACCGGCCCGGCGTTTTTCTTCAGTCAATAATTGCATATTGAACGATTGTTCATCGCGCACGGTCCAGCCCGATAGGCAAGAATCAACATAGGCTTTATTCTGTTGCTCAGTGTTGTTGTAGTTCGCGCCTTTGGTAAAAATCCCGATCTTTGCAGGAGGCACGCGATTAATTCCGCAAATATCTTCACGCGTCATCTGCATCATTTCGAGCAGTTGTGCATCGGCAAATTTAATATCGAATGGAACAAATTTACCGTCATCTTCCATAACCATCGGGCGCCGTGAGCCGGTTGAACCCGTGCCCATGAACCGCTTATCGACAGCTTTGGTAAATGTCTTTTTATTGTTTCCCAGTGACCCCGGAAACGTAAAAAATCCAGCCGGTGAAAATCCTTGCTTGTAATATATGGCCTCAAATTCTTTTTGACTCAGGCCAATGCCGATAGAATCCCGCGCAAAGTTTTTAATGACCGATTCACCGGACAATCCGTCGAAACCAAACCCGGGAACATGCAGAATATCTTTTGCCGGTCGATCTTTTATTTCACCTTGGATTTTATACACAAGCGGTCCGCGTTTCCGGGGGTTTCCGTATCTATCTTTTTCGGTCCAGCCTTTGCCGCGCTTAACCGTTACCAGTTCCGGCTTAATTGGCCACAACGCTTTTATACCCATGCCGGATCGCTCAATAAATGCAAAATAGTTACCATCTGTCATTATTTGGCCCTGGTTGGTTTCCCGCCATGTAAACGAGTTCATGTCCGGATTTGGCTGATCTTTTAGGAGATAATAAAGATCCTCATCGGTTGCATCTTCGGACCCACCGCCTTTTTTTGGCCGTTTAAGTTTCAGCGGTAATTTTGCTTTATCCGATGCAACCAACATGATACAGGAAGCCCACGCCGCAAGTCTCATGGCCGTTTGTTGATTTACAGATTTGCCGGATTCGGAGACACTGCCACCGAGTCCGTACCAAAAATCGTCAGTGACGGTTAAACTGCCACCGCCTATGACTTGGCTTCTGAAACCTTTCGAGAAGATACCCACGCCTGTAAAATCCCCACGCTAAATAGCAACGATCCGACCGCCAGCAATGCCCACGGCAGCCCGTACAATAAAAAAAGGCCCACCCCTATTGAAGTGAGCCCCGAAAAAATCAGAACGTCCGGAAAATCGATGCTTGTCACATTTTAAATCGCGATTTAAATTAATCCAAAAAAACGTCAGTTAGCTTAAAGGGATTTTAAAGGATTTTCAATGTGCTGTCAAGTGTTTATTTTTACTGTGTATTGTTACACAGGGCGTTATCTATAATCATTCGATATTGTTTATCATTCGTGCGGATATAACAAAAAAGCCCGAATCTTTGCAGAATCGGGCTTAAATCGTGCGGATGTTTGGTTAGATTAACGAGCCATTGCGCCAATTATTACAAACTCTGCCCTTCTGCGCTCAACGTCCATATCTTTTTTTATCTGTTCTTTGTTTGGTCCAAACAGGCTACAATTGCAACAAATAAAACCAGCGTGGCCGAATGTTTGCGGATCGATGAACTCACTACCAGATAAAACACCCGGTATCGATTCATCGATTGGATCACCACATTTTACACAATATTCTGTCATATCAAACTCCCATCATTCCCTTTAGGTTTAATATTAGCCCGCATTAATCGATCCAGCGAAAGCAGGATGCCTATGATGCCGTCGATCCGGCCCTGACTGGTGGACTTGTCCGGTTTCGTCTTTCCTGCCGGCCCTTCGGTTACTGACACGTTATCAGCCATGTGTCGCAATATCGGATTACCGCCGTGGTTCATATGGTTTTCAAGTAAACGCCGCTCAATTTCCAACATCGGCCCGGCCATCGACTCATAACCCATGCCGCACGGAAAAACCTTCGGAGCCTTTTTGTTCCCGCCGAGTTCTTCATCAAGCTTTTGCGAAAACTCGTAACCCTGAAATAGCCGATCTACCGAAATCGAATCAATATCAAAAACTTTCGCATCGGCCACAATTTGAGCCCGGACAAAAGCATAATCAATTGCATCGCCCGGAGTCGTCGTTAAATAGCCCTGCTTCTCCCAGGCTTGATACTGATCCGCATACTTATTGCTCTTGTCATACAGCCGCACTGAGGGGCACCAGACACGTATCAGGATGTCAACCAGATCCGGCACAACCAGATCCGGAAATAGCATCACCCACACCGTTAAATCCGATACCGCCGATAAATCGATACCGCCCGTACACCGCCGGCCTTTTAATTTCGATTCGTCAATTTCCCGGGTATAATTCCGGTCCCATAATTCAAGATCGATCCACCGGCTAAACTGTTGGGTCCAGATATTCATCCGTTTGGTCAAGAAATTATTTTGTGCGCTGACAATCTCCTTTGCAATCTTGCATTTATCCCGCACATCCTCGATTTTTGTCATGTATCCGGTCGGGCGCCCATTTGTGTCAAGACTGTTCGGCAAGCCCGGCTCATTTGTTCCACAAAGCCCCGGCATAGGTTTGACCCACTTCGATTCGTCGGTCCAATCATCCTCAACCGTGCCTTTTTTGCCGGCTTTGGATTCTTTAACGCTGACCAGCTCCGCCCAGTCTTTTTTAACGTCCAGTGTGTAGATTATTCCAAAAAAAGAATCATCCTGAAATGGAACCGGTCCAGGATCAACGACGCCTTTTAAAATCTTAGTCAAATATTCGCGCCGACTATAGCAGATTCCGGACTGATCAAACCCTGACGTTGTAATTATCAAAATCAACGGCTGCGAACGTGAACCAATCGAATCGACCGCCAGATCATAAACTTTCGGCGTAGGGCTCGCGTGCAATTCGTCCAGGGCGCAAAAGTGAGTATCTAAACCGTCAAGGGATTTCGAATCGGAAGCCAGCGCCTCGCACTTCGACCATGTGGATTCGATGGAAAGATTATAGACTTTGTTCGAGTTTGGATATTTAATCAGCGGAGCAAATATCGATGGCCGTGTCAGATTTTTAATGTTTTCCCAAACAATAGCCGCCTGATCTTGCTTTACGGCTGCCGTGTAGCATTCGGCGCCATCCTCACCATCAGCAACGAAAAAATAAGCGCCCAGGCCACCGGCAAACGTAGACTTCGCACCCTTCCGACCCATTTCAACGTATGCGGTTCTGAAACGACGCGTATCGTCCGCACGCTTCCACCCCATAATCACCGATACGATAAACTGATAATGCGGCGCCAGCACGAACTCTTTGCCTTTGTAGTCCCGCCCCTTCCAAAGCCTTAAATGGGAAAAGAAATCAAGTGCATGGTCTGCCGCGTCATAATCAAAATATAGCCCGCGCTCATGGCCGTGTTTCAGATCATCAAGTTGCCTTTGACATGCAAGCTTGACCCATTTACAGGCAAGGATATTTCCGGCCAGAACATCCTTTGTGTATTTGGTTGATACGTGGTCAGCCATTAAAAATAATCTTTAAAATTGTGATGATAACTTCTAAAATTACCATGGTTAATCCTGTTTAGAATTACTTGTGAGTTTCATCCATGCATATGGATCATAGCCTTTATTGTATAAATCGCACTCACACTCCCCATCGCCCCATATCATACGACATGCGCAATGGCGTGAATGTCCCTTTGCCTGAAAATGTTCTATTTCGGCCAAATCCTCTTTGTGCATGGTTTCAAACTGTTTAATTTTATCGGGTTTCATATCAATCCACCTTATACGGCTTACCGCCGCGTTTCATAAATTCGGCCAGCGGATCCGCTTTATCTTTTCCGTCCGGTCGCGTTTTAATCCCGGTCCTCGATGAAGCTGTCAGCCCAAACTGCTTTAAACCGTCCATGCACCGCCGCCATGCATCGGAAGCGATCTTGACCTGTGGGTAAATCTTCCAGGTTATTTGCGCCGGCGAAAGAACAACTTTACCGTCAGTGTCGATCATGGCCTTTTCCGGTTCATGTTTCTGGATATACGATTGCCCATGCTCGCGGATAAACGCCCGGGCTTCCCGCCATTCGGAATACGCATCGGCCATAAGCTCCAAAGCCTTTTTATCCGCTTTGGTTATGACCTTCATGTCGTCAAGCAGTGTGCCGACTTCCTTAAAGAAATATTTGGCCTTGCCGTCCAGCCATGCCGGTGTGATCGGAATGCCGGTTTCCGGTTTAGGCTCTTTTTTATTCGGCTTGCGCTTGCCCGGGTTGCCGTGCAGCTTCTCAAGTGCCGATGGTTTCTTTGCTGGTCCTCGCTTTCCCATGATTAAAACCTCACTTTAAATCAATAACCCTTATTTGTCGTTATCGATTCTTTCCACCTCAATCCGGGTGGCCTCCTTGTGAAAAGTCAATGTAACATCTTCGGCTTGACCACGATTATTAGTTTTCGGAAAATCACTTCCAGATATTAACATTATTGATTCTCCATCAACTGGAAGGCCAGCGCGATTAAACGATGGAGTAATTTCCTCAATTTCCCAATCATTGGGAAACCTTAACGCATCCTGAATTAATTTGTTTGTAATTCTAATATAACCTTTTCCCATTTTAAAATCCTCGCTCCGCTAAACTTTGAAAACTTGCGGATACATACGTTTTGC